ACAAAGCACAGCTGTCACTAAAGCCTGCCTTCTTTGCAGCCCTAAAGATTTCGTTCATGGCAATATAATGCTGATCTAACTTAGATAATGGGTCAGGTGATTTACGCACGATGCGTTTATTTATCTTCTTACGTTTACGCCTTGTATCAGCCATACTACTATTGTCGCTTACACATTAGGGAATATAACTCATCAACACGCTTTTCTAATCTTGTGCTTTTTTCGTCAATGCGAGATATAGCATCATACAAACTAGATCCGCTATTAGGTTTAAGCTCTTGTAAATAAGATTTAATAACCCAGCGCAGAGCCACTAATAAACTTGTTAATACGGCGCATACGCCAACGGCTAAAGCGACCCATTCGCCCGGTGTCATGATTCATCTGCACCGAGGCCATAAGCATCATCGGTTTTATCTAAAGCCCTAGCTGCTGGGCCTGCAAGTGCGGCCACTACTACTGATATAACTGGATCTAGTCCTAACTCATTACTGGCTAAGAATGTTAAGAATGATACAAGCACACCCCTTAAGTATGATTTAAGTATTGCCTTCTGCTTATCACTGATTTTCATAAGTTACCTCCTAGTAGTGGTATATCAAACGACTTGCTATCTTTATCGCCTAACTTTGTAAAGCTGATATGTATGTGCTTTGTGTGTTTGTTAAAGCCTTTGTACTTACGCCACTTAAAATTAAGTATCTTGCTAGCAATCATGCCATTATGTATTACGTAAGATATGCGCTTATCGGTTTTACCACAGATTCTGATCTGGTCAGCCAGATATACCGAGATCCCTTCGGATGAATCCAAGCGAGAATCAACATCAATGGCTCGTACACACCCAGTTGCATCTGGATTATGATCCGATTTTGTGGCGGAATGACGAGCATCACCCACCCACCCATCAGCGGTAGTGCGACGATCTGGGTACCAGGTATCAATCTGATCTCTCAACTGTATACCTGCAGCGCATAGCCATGGCTTCATTATTCGGTTGGACTTACAAACTCATTTAAATTAGCATCATAAAAATCGCCAATACTTGCAAACTTACTTCTAAAAGTTGCATTATATGAAGTTTGAATCCATGTGCCACCCAATAAAGATTCGCAAAATGCAATACCCTTAGATTCTGATTCAATACCGTTTTCTAATAATTCATTATTATTAACAACGATAACTCGAATAACAATATTATTTTCTAATTGAGCGAAATGTGCCATTATAAAGTGATACTCCCGCTTCCTGTATATTGATAGATTCTGTATCCACCAGTTGTTGTAATAGTTGGTGAACCAGTTGTAGAAGTTGCTAAAGGACTTGTATCTGGATAACGTAAAATAACAATACCTGAACCGCCTGCCGCTCCTACTGCGTTTTCACTACCTCTAGATGCACCGCCACCGCCGCCAGTATTATCAGTGCCTGCAACTTTTAGACCAGCACTACCACTACCACGCCCACCGCCGCCAGCTCCACCAGCACCGCCAGTAGAAGCAACAGTTGAAGCACCGCCGCCACCGCCGCCAGCATAAGTTACAGAAGAACCTGAATATGAGTTAGCTGTACCAGCACCACCATCACCACCATTAACAGTTAATCCGTTTGCTCCAACTGCGGAAGAACCACCACCACCGCCGCCGCCAACTGTTGATCCTATTGCACCAGCACCGCCGTTGTTACCTTCACCAGATGTGCCTAAATATCCAGGTGAAGAACCGCTAGGCATCGCACCGCCACCACCGCCAGATCCACCATCTTCGCCAATACCACTATTATTTCCCCAACCACCACGACCACCACCAGTTGAAGTAACAGTTGTTAATCCTGTTCCTGAAATAACAGAATTTGATCCACTAGCACCACCACCAGCACCGACTGTTATTGTGTAAGTTATACCAAAGTTTAAATCTTGTGAACTGGTTTTTAATCCACCTGCACCGCCGCCACCGCCACCTTTATTGCTTTCACCATAGCCACCACTTCCAGCACCTGCAACAACTAAAATATCCGCAGGAACAGTCGCTGGAGTTGGCGTACTATAAATACTTGCTATTATATTTCCAATCATTATGCTATTGCACCTACTACATACCATGCATTCGCAGCTGTTTTAATACATACAGCAGATTTATATTGTGCAAGAGTTGGTGATGCTGCGGTTGCACCAGCACTTAATACTGTAGTAGTGCCTGGTGTTACTGCACTAATTGTGCAAGTACCTACACCTATATTTAATACTGTAATTGCTGTGCCTACTGCAAACGCTACAGAAGCATCGGTTGGTATCTTAAATGCTACAGCTGTGGCTTTATTCATTAATTGTAATACTTGATATTGATCTGCTAATACAGCTGTGTAATCTACTGTGTTTGCAGCACCTATTGTGAATGCAGTCAAGCCATTAAACATCGCACTGGTAAGTACATCACCTGTTATTGCTGGAAATCCTGTTGCCATTTGTTACTCCTTAGTAAGATAAGACGCTGGTATCTAAAATCCCATAATCTACGTTGCCTATTATAAACCCATCTATGACAGGTTCTAGTGTTGTAAAGGTTGTTTTCCAACTATTCGGTGATATGTTCATACGCACACCGAAAATCTGTAAGGTCTTCTCTAGCAGCGATCCGCCTGGCTGGGTAGTAATAATGGTTATAGGGTCAAAGAAGTCTAGGTCTAGGGCTGCAACTACGCCTGTATTGTAGTTAGGCGTGTATAAATCTAGAGTAATTGCATCGCATCGGATACTTGTCTCTGCACGTGAAGCGGTATAAGCCAGGGCGTAATCTAAGGCTACTGCATCTGTTTGCATAAGTAGGTTGTCTAAGAAATAGCTGTGCAAAAAATATTTATCTATAGATGCTTGATTAGATGCAACCTGCGCTGTGCCACCTGTTCTAGTAATAGTAGATTTATTAAATATAAGCACATCGTTAAGAATCCAACTAGCATCAAAGTAATCTATACCTGTGCCATTATCTGCAAAGACTGTGGGTGTGCCGCCAATAGATCCAACAGTAACTAAGCGATCTTTAAATATAAACGAGTTATTTGCATCTACGTATAAAGCACCATACTCTGAGGTAGATACAGTAGTCAACGCTTGTAGTGCTGTGCGATTAGTGCCTGGGTCTGCCTGCATAGTAGTAAGACCTGCATCTATATCACGCTGAGAAGTTGGCCATGAGATCTCATCTAATATCTCGTTAATACGTGTGCCTGCTAGATCACCTGCGATTGCACCTGTAACTGTGCTGATCTGTGCTAATTGGGCTAATCTAAAAGCATCTACAGCTTGTATGGTTGTTATGGCTACATCTTCACCAGATTCACCTGGGTATGTAGTTACATAAGATGTAATAAATCCCGAGAAGATAGGATAGGTAACACTGTTAAAGGTAGCAGTAATCTGTACCTTCTTCATAGGTGTTAATAAATTATAGTAGGGCCCCGATACGTTCATTGGGTTGAAGTTACCCGACTGATCGACAATACGTAAAGTAAGTGAACCTGTTTGGAATTGATCTGATAATGCAGTACGACCTCGGTTAGTCTCAATACGATTAACTTGATTAGACACATCTACAATTACAGCTGCTGAATCACCTAATACGTTAGTACCAAATATTGCTGATCCTATTATTGCAGTCTGAGCAAAACTTGGACCAGTGCTAAAGTTAATTACAGCATTTATTACTGGTAAGGTCATTAAAAGCCTTGACCTGCTGGCACTGTGCTATAACCATTACGTGAGGCAATTTGTATAGATTCTGCAATAGCCTGGCTTAATCTATCGCCACCTGCTGACGTATTTACTGTAACTATAATTTCTTGTGGTGTTGCATTTGTGCGAGTGCTAGGCGTAAATCCAAGTGCTAAACCTAGATCCATACCTGCACCACTAGATGCAAAATTAGGATTATTTATAGAAGTATTAGCAAGGTTGGCTATATTGCTACGACCACCTGCACCACCTAAAATAGTACCGCCTGGGCCTACTTGTGATGGGTCAACGCCAAAGCTAGTTAATAATGCTTTAGCAGCTTCACTTAACGCATAAAATTGTGTCGTTAATACTACTGTGGCTTTTGTGCCTTCCATCTCTGCTAATAACTTTTTAGCCAAAGCCTCGTTATTGTCTAGTATGGCTAATTGTGCTTTAAGGCGTAACTTAGTCTCTTCATCAGTTGCAGCGTTTAGTGCAGCTGTAAGTCCTATGCGCTCTAGGTCAAACTTGTCTCGTAATGCATCTACGGCAGTCTTTGCTTTTAGTGCAGCATTTTCTTGCTTACGTAATGACACACCAGTCTTAATCTGTGTGACTTCTTGCCTTAATAGAATTGCTCTACTTGTAGCTGGTGATAATCTAGGTGCGTTCATATCAGACTTACGCAAAAACTTGCCGCCTACTTTAACGCTTGCGTTAGGGTTAAGTAGTCCTATCACATCGCCAACAGTCCTAAATGCGTTGCCTATCTTTTCAGCTGCATTAACCATCTTTGTAGCAAATGTATCTACACTGTTACTACCAGATAATGCTGCTAGTGCATCTAGTAAGCCCTTGCCTATTGCCTCTTTAGATTCATCTACGGCTACAGTTAATTTAGCCATACTGCCTGCATAGCCTTCTACTGCTGCTGCGGCCTGACCTGCAAAGTTAACGTTAAGTGTGCGCTGTACTTCTAGAAATGATGCTGATTTTAATTGTGCCTTACTTAGTCCTACGCCTAATCTACCTAGTGCTACGTTATCGCCTAGGTAGGCTTTAGATAGGCTAGTAGATACAGCTGTTAAATCCTTGCCAGTGCCTGCAGATACGTTTAATGCAGTCTCAAATAAACTCTGTGCCTTGGCTACATCCTTAGTTACGATCAATAGCCTCTGGAAGCCCGGGATCAAACTTTCATCTACTATGCCAAATTGCAAAGATAACTTCTTTAGATATTCTTCTATGCCTGGCTGTTCAAACTCTAAGCCTAAGTTACTAACTGTGGTGCGTAGTTTAGCAGCTGCCTTCTCTGATTCTATAAATGCGTTGACTGCATTTCTGCCAAAGTTTGCTAGGGCTGCAGCTGCAAACACTTTTGTAAAAGTCTTGCCTAGTTTTTGCGCTTGCTTATCAAAGGCTGATATATCTTTCTGACCTTTTTTAAGTGCCTTGCCATTAAAGGTAGCAATAGCCGAGACGACTACATTGGCCATTAGGCTGCCTTCTTAATCTCTGTGGATTTGTTAAATTGTATAGCTGTAGAGTTTATTGCTTG